CTAGCCGTGGAGGCGGCACGGCCATGACGACAGACGGACGATTGGACGTCGCCAAGTTCCTGGAGGACCTGTCAGGGCGCTACGCGCGGCCCTACTTCGAGGCCATCCAGGACATCTTCGCGGCCTACGTGCGAAACAACCGGACAGCTTTGGCGGATGCCAGGCGCAAGCTCGAGCGCGTCTGCACTGAGACCATGGGCGTTGCTGAGGTGGTAGGTGCGTCGCTTGCCTTGCGCCGGGCAGCCGCAGTGTACCGCGAGCATGGTGCCGTCTTGCGTGCCGACCGCGAGCACATGCTGGCGTTCGACCGTTCGGACATCCAGACCATCCTGCCGCGGGTGACGTTCGACGAGGCGGTAGAGGACATGGTGGCCCGAACGCCGGTCACGATTCGCCGGGCGGCCGAGCGGACGGCGCAGCGGATTGCGCAACTTTACTCGACCGGGCGCGTGGTCGCGTTCGTGCGGGCAGCCGAGGCGTCGGTGACGAAGGCAGCGCAGGGATTCATCGCCAGTGCGATGGCCGAAGGCGTGCCCGAGGGCGAGGCCGGTGCACGGCTGGCCATGACGGTCGAGGACATCCGCAAGCGGTCGAAGGCGTGGTCCGAAGGTTATGCGCGGATGGTGTTCCGCACGAACATCAACACGGCGGTGACTGCCGGCCGGTTCCGCCAGGTGCAGGACCCGGACATTCGCGAGGTCATCCCGGCGTTTGCCTTCCAGGCGGTCGGCGACTCGGACACGCGGCCGAACCACCTAGCGGCCGATGGCATCATCATGACGGCAGCCAATCATGCGTGGAGCCACATCGCGCCACCGCTGGGCTACAACTGCCGCTGCCAGGCAAGATTCATGACCATACCGGAGCTGCAGCGCCTTGGCCGGTTGCGCAGGGACGGGTCAGTCATCGAGGACCGGGTGCCTTCGGACGCCCACCCGGACCCGGGGTTCAGGCATGGAGGGCGACCGGACCTGTTCTTGGTGTAACGCGATGGGCAAGTCATGGAACGAGCTGCGCGAGGACCTGCAACGGGAGGTCCAGACGAAGGGCATGCGGGCGGTGGCTGAGGCCATCCCGGCGTGCAATGTGACAGTGTGGCGCCTGCTGACGGGTCGCAGCGTGCGGCCATCGCTGGCAATCCGGGCGAGCATCGCGCGCATCGTCGAACACGGTGAGCAGGAGACGCCCGATACGACCGACAAGGAGACGACATGAACCCAGGATTCGGCTACAGGGCCACGCGGAATGGTGACGAGCTCACCATCCATGGCGTGCCCATCTTCGTCGAGTGCTCGCGCGGTGAAGCGAAGTTCGACGCCGACTGGCTGCGGGCTGCCGTGGCCAGGGCGAAGCAGATGGAGAGCGAAGGCTATCTGCCTCCGCTGCACGTCCGGCACCACGAGCCGGCAACGGATGCGAACGGCAGCGTGCGGTTCGCTGGCTTCGTGCGCATCACGGGTGCGCAGAACATCACGTTTCGCGGGCAGACGCGACTGGCTGTCATCGCCGACCTGGTCATCCAAGACCCGAGCATCCAGGTCGAGGTGCTGCAGAAGCGCCTACCGTATCGGTCGGTGGAAATCTTCGACGTCGACGTGCCGGAGATTGGCAGCCTGGCGCTGCTCGACCACGAAGCGCCCTACCTGCAGCTTCCGATGCTGATGGTCAGCAATGCGGGGGACATTGCAGGTGCAAGGACGGGAATAGTTGCAGCTGCAATGGTCGAAAACCCGTGGAGGGCTGGGACGCTTGCCAAGTCCACCGACTCGGTGGTAGCGTGCTTCCGCCATGGTCACTCAATCCACATCTTGATGGAGGAGAGCGAGGCAATGACGACGACAACGAAGTCGACGCACGGGACGCCCGGCGTTCAGACGAACTTCGCCGACGACTCGGAGGACAAGAAGCCCGACGAGAAGAAGGACGGAGAGAAGATGGAGGGCGACGACGGCGGCGGGTTCGACGTCAAGGCCCTGGTCAAAGCCATCGAAGATGGCTCAATCAGCGTGGCGGACATGGAAGCTATCACGGCCGCCATCGAGTCCAGAAAGACGGCAGTGGAGCCAGAGGAACCGGGCGACCCGTCCGGCCCGGCGCCGGCCGCAGTCCCAGGAGGGGAAGCGATGAAGCAAGGAGAGCCGGCCAACAGCAAGCTGCCGGAAGACATGGTCAAGCTGCAGGCCCGGGTGAGCGCCATGGAGATTCGCGAGCGCGAGTTGACGGCAGCGCAGACCCGGCGGGATGACGTCGCCAAGGCGTTGACCCGACTCGAGGGCAGGCCGCTCGGCTCGGATGCCGAGGAGCGGTTCATGGCGTACCACAAGGAGCACGGTGGCAAGGCGTTCGCCGCCTACGTGGACGAAATCGTCCGCATGGTCGGCGTCCTTCCGACGGCGGACGGTCGCGCCGGAGCTGCGTTCGCTGCGCAGGCGGCTGCAACTCCAGGTGTGGCGATGAAGTACCAGGCCCTGGGCGTCGACGCTGTCAACAAGGCCGCGCAGTTCGCGGCGGAGTGGGCCGAGCTCCAGAAGCACGGCATGACCCGACTCACCGAGGAGCGCCACGTCGAAATCAGCATGGCGCGACACGGCATCATCCTGAAGGCGCAGGGCGCCTAAGCGGAGGAACCAACCATGACCGACCTTGCTGCAAAGAAGGTGTGGAAGACCCGGCCGCGTTCGGGTCGTGACAGCTTCCCGATTGCCAACGGCGTGACCGCCTACGAGGGCATGCTGGTGGGCATCGAGGGAGGCTACGCGAACCACTGGGCCGACGGTGCCAACGACATCTTCGCCGGCATCTGCCTCCGTGGCGATGACCGCGCGAAGGACGGCGTGCTGACCGGCAACACCAGCGACACGCCGCCTCCTGAACTCACCGTCGACACGTCCGGCGTCGTCCTGATGCACATGGTCATCGCCGGCACGCCGACTCAGGCGAAGGTGGGCGACTACGTCTACAGCGCCGACAGCAACCCGACGAGCATCACGCTCAACAGTTCCGGTCGCACGCATCCCATCGGCATCATGAGCCGCTATCGCAGCGCCACCGATGTCGACGTGACCCTGTTCTCGATGATGGACCACGCGGTCCAGGCCATCGCCTAGTAAGGAGGGCGAAACGAGATGAGCACTGTCATTGCTGGACAGGTCCTGGCGAATGGCCTACGGACCGAGTTCGCGGACACCTACACGGCCATCAGAAATCGCCAGGCGGACGGCCGACTGGGGCAGGTGATGGACCTCAACGTGGGTGCCACCAACAGGCGACACGAGTTCGCCTACTTCGAGGCTGCGCCGCACATGGAGTACTGGCGCCGGGGCGAGACCGTCCCGAGCGACGCCATGGGCTCGGTGCAGTTCACGGGAACCGTCTACGAGTGGGCGCGTCGCGTCGGCTGGTCGAAGTTCGACCGCAAGGACGACCAGACTTCCAGCCTCCTCGATGCCGCGCGCATGGCTGGCCAGTCGGCCGCCCTGCTGCCGGAACGGTTCTTCTTCGACCTGCTGACCGGCAGCACCAACACGCTGCCGGCGGTCCCGCTGGCTCCCGATGGTGCCGCGTTCTTCGCGACCACGGCCGGCGGCGTCGCACGGTTCGGTGCCACGAACGGCAACCTGCTGACCGGCACCGGCGTGGCGTCCACGACGACAGTGCTGGCCGACTACTACAGTGCGCTCGAGCAGTTCCTCCTCTTCCAGGACGGGAAGGGCCAGCCGCTGCTCAGCGCCGAAGTCGTCGACCAGGGCGTGGTCATCATCCACGCCGTTGCCGACCTCAACATCTTCGAGGCCGCGTTCCTGCAGAAGCGGCAAGGAGTCGTCCTCGGGACCGACGCCGGCACCACGCCGTCCAACATCGTGTCCGATGCCAGCCGCAACGTGACGCTGTGGGCGTCCAGCCGACTGGCGACGGGCGACTGGTACGTCTTCCTCAAGGCGGCGCCGAAGCTCCCGACCTTCCTGATGAACCGGGAAGGCATCCAGGACTTCACCAGCTTCGAGGGCGACAACAACGGCGACCACACCCGCGACACGGGCGATGAGTACATCCAGTGGGAAGTCCGCCAGGGCGCGGGCATCGCACTGCCGTACGCGGCCATCAAGGTCAACAACTGACCCAGGCGGCCCGGCTTCCGATTCCTTCCGATGACGGGCCGCCGCTCGCTGTGGGTGGCGGCCCGTTGTTCTACCAACCAACCATGAGACGGAGATGACCCGTATGGACAGCAACGAGATTTTCCCAACGACTCCAGCGCCACAAGTCGAAGCGCCACGTCAGCGCCGCGAGCGCGGACCGAAGCGAACCAAGGTCGCCGGCAGCGACCTGGTGCCGGACCTCAACAAGCCCGGCCTGTCGCAACGCGAGTACTACTACTGGGTCGGCGTCACGCCGAGCTGCCCGCGCGAATCGCTGGACTGCGCCGGCATCAACTTCCCGAAGGTCAACGAGGACCTCATCATCGGCGCCGACAGGAACGGGCGGAAGGAGCGCGTCAAGCGCATCGGTGCCCTGGTCAAGCTGACGAAGGCGAAGTTCGACAAGCTGCGCGAGCGCCTGCCGCACCTCGTCATGCGCATGCTGAGCACCGAAGGCGTCAAGGACGAGCCCGGCACCGGCCAGAACCTCGGCGACCTGCACGTCCGGCCGCAGAAAGGCCATCCCATCCGCATCCCGACGCTCCAGGAGCTCGAGGAGAAGCGGAACCTTGGGCTGGCCGCGAATCCCTACATCCCGCACCCGAACGACGTGCCGGCAGCGCGTTTCATGTTCTGCGTGCTGTGCGAAGACCAGGAGAAGGGCAACCGGGGCGAGACGTACCCGGAGACCCTGGAGACTGCCGGCCTGGAATGGCCGGAGGACTGAGAGCTGACCGATGAGCGGAACACCATCAAACGCCGAACTGCAGGCCCAGTGGAAGAACATCGTCGACATCCTCGAGACGGCGCGTGTCCATGCTGACGGCACGCAGTTCGGCGCTGGTGGGAACGTGGACGTGCTCATCCAGTCGCTCGAAGGCGAATACACGCCCGAGGCTGTCACGGCTGCGCTGTCGCGGCTTCGGGCGAACTACGCTGCCCTGGTCGACCCAGGAACGGCTGCCGAGTTCCTGACGCCGATTCTGTACGACTACGGGCAGATTCTGGCGGCCGAGGCGTCGTTGGGGTTCGGGTCGGCCTACCGCAACCCGCAGGACCTAGCGCGGGCGCTCTACGAGTACTTCGTGGCCAAGTCCTACACGGTGCAGTCGCGGGACATTACGTTCGACACGACGGCAACGGCTGGTGGCAGCAACGTCGGCAACGGCGCCATGTCGCGCCTGACGGTCGACGAAAACGGGTTCGACCTGGAGGCGTGCCACGTCGAGAAGAAGACGTTTCGGTGCCGCCAGGACCAGAACAGCGGCGTCGAGGAGGAGGCCGAGGTGTTCGAGGGCTCGGGCACGCAGTCGTCCCAGGATGCGCTGCTGCGGCTGGCCTTCGGTTCCGGCGCCACGGCGACCATCCCGTCCCATCACGCGGGCACCGGACGTGGCGGCTCGCTGCTGAACAACAGCAGCTTCTCGACCTACGATGCCGCGGCGTCGCCGAAGTTCTCCGGCTGGACCGAGAGCGCGGGCGGCAGCTACATCGCGCAGGACACGGTCAACTACTACCGGAGCCACCCGGGCGCGCAGACCGATGCCAGCCTCAAGATTACCGGCGGGTCGGGCACGGTGACGCTGAAGCAGACGCTGGCGAACATGCGGGCGACCCGGCTCGACCCGGACGCGCCCTACTTTCTGCGGGTGATGCTGAACAAGACCACCGGCAGCGCGTCGGGCGGCACGGTCACCATCCGCATGGGTTCGGCATCGGCATCGGTGACCATCGCCGGCATGTCGGCCAACTGGACCGAGCTGCTCATCGCGCCGGCCTCGGCGTCCTGGTTCCGCCAGTTCAACGTCGACCCGTTCGACATCGAGATTGAATGGTCGTCGAGTTCGAGCGGCTACCTGCTCGTCGACGATGTCCTGTTCGCGCCGTGGGACCTGTTTGACGGCACCTACTGGTTCCTGCGGGCCAACGCTGCGTCGCCGGCTTCCTGGCTGGTGGACGACACGCTGACCTTTACCGATACCGGCGGCACGTCCGGCATCATCCAGCACTGGTGGTGGGTGGCCGGGTTCGGCTACCTTCCGAGCACCACGGGAACGCCGACGCTGGCAGACCCGACGTAAGGAGGCTGACCGATGACCGACCAAGGCGACCTCTGGACCGCGGTCAAGACGAGCTACGATTCCGACGGGCTCATCACGCTTACCAACATCCGGGACCGTTCGCAGACGGCCATCGACGACACGGTGGGCACTGACGCGGCGCTCGAGGTCATCAACCTGTGGCCGCTCTACGCCGAGGCCACCTACGACGGCACGAACGACACCCACGTAGCCGTGGCGAAGCGTGCCGTCATCGCGGTGCTGTGGCAGCGCGGCGGGACGTCGTCGGCCATCGCGAAGGTCGAATGGGACGAAGTGTTCGGCGACGAGGGCACCCTGGTGCGCATCAAGCGGACCGGGGCGCGCGGGCAATCGGCGCCATCGAGCAACAGTGGCGTGAGTCAAACCGACGAGACTATGCCGGGCGGTCGAGCCGTCCTTGGATGGGCAGACCGGGATGCGCTCCCGTCCGGCATTCTTCCGACCAGGAGAGAGGCGACGTGACCCGATGCCGACGAAGGTCAAGAAGGGCCGCAAAATCCAGCGATGGGAGAAGGCCCTAGACAACCCGCAGAAGGCGCTGAAGCAGGTCGGCATCATGATGGTTGCCGAATCGCAGCGGGCCTTCGTCGAGCAGAAGTTCGGTGGCCAGCCTTGGCGGGAGCGGGCGGTGCCCAACGTCATGGGCATCATCGCGGACTTCGCGGCAGGGCGGACCAAGCCAAAGGCGCGCAGGTTTGATGCCCGCCCAGCCTTGATGGACACGGGCGCCCTGGCCAAGTCCATCAGCTACCGCATCATCAGCGCGGACACAGTCGAGGTCGGAACGAACCTGCCCTACGCGCCCACGCTGCACAGCGGCGGCAAGGTGCAGTCCGAGACCATCACCGAAAAGGTGCAGGATGCTCTGGCCAAGTGGCTGAAAAGCCAACGCAACGCCATCGGCAGGAAAACCAAGGACGGCAGGACCAAGGAACAGAAGGCCGACAGGGTTGCGGTGCTCGAGGACAAGTTGGGATGGCTTCTGGACAAGGCCATCCGTGGCAAGAAGCTCGAGATGGACGTGCCGAAGCGCCGCATGGTCGGCGTGACGAAGCAAACGAAGAAGGACATTCGGCAAATCGTCAAGGTCGCCATTTTCGAGGTGGATTAGATGGCCGCAGGCGATGTAGCACGCAGCATCAGGGCGCCAGGCCGACTGGTCATCAACCCGACCGACCTGACCGACGACTTTCCGTATGGCGGAACGGAGGTCGGCAAGGTGCGCGGCGTGGTGCTGATGTCGCTCGGCCAGCCGTTTCATGTGTTCAGCGAAGGGGTCGGCGAAATCACGGACGTGCTCGAGGCAGATAACCACTACGTGTTCTCGTGCCTCGTTCGCGGATGGGACGACGATGCCATCCGCCTGTTTTTCAGCGACAACTACGTGGCGGGTGCCACGAGCCAGCATTCCGTTTTCGTCGCGCCAGGGTCATCGCATGCCGGAGCTTCTGCGCTCAACCGGTCCGTCATGGCCCTTTACGTTCCCGACGACATCATCCATGTGCCGTCCGTCATCATCTACCGCGGCATTCCCGACTGGACCGAAGGGTCCGAGATGGCATTTCAGCGCGGCGAGGAGCTGGCGCTTCCGGTAACGCTGTTGTGTCTGCGGACCAGTTCGAACAACATTCTTGCGATTGGTCGGCTTGCCGACCTGACACCGTACTAAGGGGCGCCCACGTGTGGCCACTGTCCTCCAAGCAAAAACCAAAGGCGGAGGTCGAGCTTACCTCGACGGCCTACCTCCGCTGGCTGCGCGCGGGGCGCCCCGACTTTCGTTGGTTCTTGGCCCAGGCTGAGGACGTCCAAGAGACCCTTGCCAAGCTCGGCGACGACTACATCCAAGACGTTGCCATCGCCATCGGCTACGCCTGCCAGGACCCGGCCCTAGCCGAGGCTGGCATCGAGGACGACTCCGAGTCCGACGAGGTCATCGCGAAGCGGGCGGCGCAGGCTGTCGTGGCCAGGCTGCTCGGACAGCGCCAGGCGGCCGACGTTGGCCCAGGAACACGCCCGGCGGCGAAGCGGGAGACGTTCGCCGGCCAGGCCGACCGCAAGGCACAGGCCAAGGTGGCGACGCCTGGCAAGCGGCTCATGGGAAAGGAGGCGGCCAGGTCGTGAATCCTTACCAAATGGCCCAGCAACTCAAGTACATGCTGCAGACCGTCGAGTGGCCGGACGGCGATGCCGAGGTGGTGTTCGGCAGCCGCGGCGTCACCATCTTCGCCGGACGGCCGACCCTCGAGCAGATTCCGCCCGGCTTCCCGTTCGCCATGGTCAGCATCGGCACCGGACTCATCGACCAGGACCACCCGGACCTGCTGCAGCAGAACTTCGAGATTCTGTACGCGGTCAACGTCGGCGGCGACCCGCTGGGCGAGTTCGCCATGATTGGTTCCAGCACGGCGAATATCGGACACTCGGCCGGACGTGGGCTTCTGGAAATCCAAGAGCGGGTGCGGTCAGCCATCGAAAACCTGGTGGACGCATCCGGGGTCAAAATCGTGGTGCAGCAGACGTCCATCGAGGCACCGACTCAGATGGCTCCCGGGCAGCACATCGCCATCGGAGCCGATACCGTCAGTGCCATCTGCACCAGGGCGCCGTACTACGCGGCTCCACAGAACCTGCAGGTGTCGTCCGATACCTGGACATGGGATGGCGACCACTGTTCGTCCCGGTTCGACTTCATCCAGTACCGGCTGGCCTACGCTTCGGGAGCGACGCCACCGACGCTGACGCCAGCAACACCAGCTCCAGAGGAAGCGACGGTCGCGTACACAGGGACGACGGCGACCACAACGCAGACGGCCGGAACGGGCCGAGCCTGGGTCATCGTCGCGGACTATGGCAGCCGAAGCAGCGGCACCGTTGAGGGCACGAGCTCGACTATCGTTGGCTCGTGGGTGCAGGTGTAGCGGATGGCAGAAGAAGCGAAAATCCGGGTCAGGTTGGACACGACGCAGGCGAAGCGAGACCTGCAAGACATCGAGGGCGGTGCCACGCAAGCCGGCGAGCGCGCGAGCAAGAAAGTACGAGGCGCTATTTCCTCGGCATTCCGATGGACAGGCGCTGGAGCAGCCTTCGGTGCCGGCATGGCAGGCATCAAGGCATCCGCCATGGGTGGCCTGGGAGACATCGCCGGCGAGACGTTCGGGAGATGGGGCGCCGAGCTGAACGAATGGGCGTTCGGAAAGCTCGACGACGAAGCGAGAGCCAAGAAATCTGCACGCGAGGACACCATCAGGAACTTTGGGTTCCTTACTGGGTTGCGTGGCGATGTCCCGGCGGCTGCCGAGGCGTACTTCAACCACAAGGCCAAGATTCGCGAATACGAGGAACTCGGGAGGAGCGCGATAGAGAAGGACCCGCGTTTCTACGGACCAGGGCTAGAGGAAGCCGCGGACAAGGCACTGGGTAAGATTACGCAGGCATTGAAAGAGGGTTTCCGAGTTCTCGCGGATGCTCTTGGCGCATCGGTGGGGGTGAACAAGTGACCGAAGCCGACTACACGATTGTCTTAGACATCGAGCCGGCATCCCGGGCGCAGCAGGCGGCTAGAGGGAGCCGACTCGGCGTCCGTTTTGGTCGTGGTCTGCGCAGGGCACTCAGGTCGGTTGGCATGGGTGGAATCCAACGGACCATGGCAGGCGTTCACCCGAGTGCCCTGCAGTTCGCATCGGGTACGGCCGGAGCCGGAATCGCTGGGTCGGCGTTCGCGGCGTCGTCGCTTGCGGCACTCACGTTGTTTCGGCTGGCTAGTGGTCGCTCCTTCTCGTCCACTGCGGCTCGGCTCAACGAGGTGCTTCTGGGAGAACTGGACGAAGACGCCAGAGCCAAGGTCAGGGTTCGGTCAGCTCTACAGGACAACGAAATACTGATGAGGGCGCTCGGCCAGACTCCAGAAATGATGGGTGACTTGGTGCAGGTGGGAGACCGCATGTACGAGCAAGCCAGGCGTCGCGAGCGTGGCCGGTCACTCATCGAAATGGACGACAGGTTCCAAAGCAATGACAGCTTGCTGGACCTGCTCATTATTCGAGCAAAGAACTACTTTCGCGAAAATCTAGGTGACGACCCGAACTGGGTGGCCATAACGCGCCATCGAGACACTGCGCTCAGAGGGCACCGCTGATGGCGATAACCAACCCATTCTCCATTACCTATGGCTCTCGCCAGGTCGGTGGCAGCACGAGCTACCAACTGCTTGGGCCGTACGTCATCGACAAGAGCTTCACGACACTTCGCCTGGTGTTCGACGTCATCGTGGTAGGGTCGAGCTATGCCGCGCTGCAGGCGTT